GTGTCGTGTGTCATTGTCCAGCCGCCGCGAAATCGGCGTTTTGCAGCACGGGTCGTTGACCGGCTGGCGATCCCGCGGGGGCACCAGCTTGTGCACCAGCTTGTGCACCAGCGCCGCCATTTTCGACCGTGAGCGCGGGCGGACTGCCGGGCGTTGTTTCCGCGGTGCCACCGGCTTCCGGGACCGGCGCACCGGCGGAAACTTGCCCCGCGATCTCGTCCACGGCACGCACCGTCTCTTCCATGTGCGCGAGGAACGCCTGCTGCGCGTCCGGCGACCACCGCTTGAATCGCTCGTAGTCGATCTTCATGAACCGGAAATGCCCTTCTAAGTGCTTGGGGTGCGTCTGCCAGAGCGCGATCTTCGGCAACGCTTGGTCCGGGTCCATCGACGCGTCGAACGCCTCGAACATCGCGTGCTCGCGGTTGATCTCAACCAAGTCGGGATCTTCGTCCGACTCGAACGACGCGAGCCCGGAATTGCCGGTGTCCAGATACTCGGCCAACTGTTCCTTATCGACTTCGCCCGTTTGCGGATTCGTGACCAAGCCGGGGAACTTGGTGAGCGTTTCCAACTTGACGTCCAACTGCGCCGCTTTGCTCCACGGCATCGTCGAACCCTGCTGGACCCGCACATCGAGCCCATCCGAGAGATCCGCACCAGTGAAGGAGCGAATTTCCCATCGGCCCCGTTCCCCGCGGATCGCCATCGAGCGTTCTTCGCGGTAATACTGCTGTGCCAAGACGAGCATCCGGCGCCCGATCTCGGCTTGCGCTAACTCCCACGCGTCCAAGTCCGGCCCGAGCACGGAGTCGGTGACTTCCTGCCGGACCAGCACTTCGCGGCCGGAACTCGACGCCGGGCCTTCCGACGTTTCCGCTTCCGAGAGCGAGAGCGTCATGCGGAGTTTGTCGAACAAGACCGCCCGTTCGCCGTACACTTCCGCCGGCAAGGACTCGAGCCGCGCTTGAATCGGCGGACACCCAGCCGCGTACCCCTTCGAGGCCATGTTCTGGCCGGGGTCCGACGTGATCTCGAGCGAGGCGTCTTCTGGGTGCGTGATCCACTTCCCGCCCATCGCCATCAGGACGTTATGCTCTAAGATTTTCCCGTCGAGCGTGTTGAGGGCTTCATTGAGCGGGATGACTTGCCCGAGCGGGGCCATCGCTTGCGGCTGGCCGGGGATCGGGAGCGATTGGACCGGGACCAGCGGCGGCCAGAATCCGTACGGCACGGCCTCTTCACCCGCGATCGGGGAGACTTTCTTCGTGCCGATGGAAATCCAGTGCCGGCCTTTCGGATAATCCTTGCACGGCTTCCGGTAGTAGGCGACCACGAGTACTTCCGGCCCGATCGCCGTTTCGTTCGACGCCCCAACTTGCGAACCGAAGGAGAGCTGCTGGCCGAGCCACGAACTCCCGGCCGCGGCGGAACTCATGATGTTCTTGTAGAACTCCCGGTCAGAATCGCTCCCGGATTCGAGTTCGCTTTCGGCCATGTTGAACCGTTTGGCGGCGACCTTCCGCGGCCACATCCGACCCACATACCATTCCTCGGCGTCGTCCGGGCTCGTCGCGTCGGGATTAAACCGCACCGAGAACGCATCCTCAAACCCGAACGCAATCTCCCCCTCGGCCATCATCGCCGGTTCGGCGTCCGTGTCCGGGGTTTCCTCGCCAGTTTCCTCGTCGGTCGTCGTGACCGGATTGCCCGATTCGTCCGCGGCGACCTCGACTTCCGCCCGTGGTGCGGGGGCGGACGCGCCGTACTCGTCCGGCTGGTCCGGCTGGTCCGGCACCGCGGCGTCGATCGTCGTCGTCCGCGGGATGAGCTTTCCGCCTTCGGGGTCCCACGAGGCACTCAGGTAGATTTGGCCCGTCGAGAGGAACCAGCCGATCGCGGACCGCTGCTTGGACGGCATTTTGAGGAGCCGCCACAGGTGGACCAGGATCGCTTCACCGAGCCGGGCCGACTCGCGGTCGACCGAATCGCCGGACGGGGGCACGACCTCGAACGTGGGCCGCTGCTTGGTGAGTTTGGCCGCGTACGTGCGATAGACCGGATAGACCAAGTTCGTGACCGGCTGCTGACGCCACGCGGGGACGTCGGTATCGGTCGTATAGCGCCGTTGATCGCCCAGCCACCGGAGCCACTGCTTCCCAAGCAGGAACAGGATCGTCTTGGTCCAGCTTTGGTAGAACCCGGCATAATGGTCGTTCTGCGCCGCGTAGCGGGCGAACGAGTACATCCCTTTGTCGTCATCGGTGGCGTCAACGCCCGGAGGTTCGCCCGTGGCGACCTCAGAGAGATTCGAGCGAGTGTCTTGAATCGCTGCCGTCACACCACTCCCGGAGACACGTTGGGCTTCGCGTCACATCGGGAGAATCCGGCTCGCCGGGTGGCTCTCTCGTTCCCTGCCGTTCTCTACCCGTTCCCTAACCGTTCCCTGCCGTTCTCTCACTCAGCAATTTAGTATTGCATTTTGCCGGACGGCAATAGGCAATGTGCAAGAGAGCGCAACAGCAACGGAGCTAGCCGCTCCGTCCGAACGCCCGAGCGACCATTCCTGGCTGATGCGCTGACGGGGGCGGCGTACGGCTCGCCGCGTGGCGGTTCTGGCCTTTCTTGAATTTGTGCGCGTGCATCGCGGGGTGAAGTTTCTGCTTGCCCGTGGACTTCCCGGCGGACTTCCCGGCGGACTTCCCGGCGGACTTCCCGGCTTCAGACAGCCCGATCGCGATGGCCTGTTTCCGCGACGTCACCTTCGGCCCGTTCTTCGAGCCGGAGTGGAGGGCGCCCGCCTTGAACTCCGTCATCGTCTTTCGCATCCCCGGCATGAGGTATCCCCAGTTGAGTTTCGAGCACGGCGATCCGGTCACTCAGCCGCTTCTCCATCTCCGCAAAGACGCGCGCGTGCTCGGCCGCGATCTGATTGTAGATCTTCTCGCCCAGCGCCATGGACGCCGCCGTGATGAACTTGACCGCTTCCCCGCGCGAGATCGGCCGACGCAACGCTCTGGCGCCGAGCTGAATCGTCGCGTCGCGCTCGACCGCGCGTTCTAACGAGTCGTCCAACTCGCCGCCGTCGTCAAGCGTCAGAACGCGCGGGGGGGTGCCGTTCCCGTTCTCGTCGCTCACGTGCGGCTCATGTGCGGTGATCCGCGAAAGGGTCCCGGAACCGTTTGGCCGCGTCTCGGTCGGCATCGACGGTGGACTTGGGCTGGGTCAGTGGCGCGGTAGACCGCGGGGGCGGCAGGCTGCGATCGACGAAATCGTAGAGCTTGGCGACCAGTTCGCGGTAGGCGGCCTTCTCGTCGGCGCGTTCGTGCTGGAGGGAGTCCAGCACCGCGCCCGTCGCTCGGGCAACGTCGCGCAACTGATCCACCATCGCGTGCGCCGCCGACCGCTCGGCCCGGAGCGTCGCAATCTCTGCGTCCCGTGCTGCCACCGTCGAAGTCAGCGTCGAAGTCAGCGAGAGTCCCAGCATGAGCTTACCCCTGCCTGAGTACGTGACCGTAGCGTTTCACGTTCTGTTTCGGCGCGTCGAATTTGTGGAGGTCGGCTTGAATGATCTCGGCCATCGTAGGATTCACTTTCGGCGGCCGGATTGCAAGCGGCCCCAGCCACTGCATCACCAAATACCGCAACTCGTCCATCATATCCGCCCCGTCCGCCGTCGCGTCGTCGGGGTCATCTTTCTGGACCTTCCCGTCCGGCGCCTTCGGGTACTGCCAGTTCCGAAACTCCCACACTAACCGTGACCCACGGACCGGCCGCCCATTCGAGCCAGCCCCCATCCCGACATACCACTGCGAGTCTTGCCCGATGCCGCGGCGGACTTTGATCGCCTTCCGAGTGAGCAACGACTCGACCCGCATGATCCCCGCACTCCGCGACTTGTTCGGTTGCGCGACCGGCCAGACGCGGTACGTCGAGCCCATCCGCTCAAACGCGCCATTGAGTTCCGTAATGCCCGACGGGTCCGCGCAATCGCCGTAAATGAAGATGTCCTCGACCCCGTAGTGCTTGAGCTGGTCGTGGATCGTCTTCGCCCGGACGGTGGCGTCCTCGTTCTGACTGAACACTTCGTCAATGATCGTCAGCGACACGTCCTGGTCCACGCAGCCCCAGGAGAAGGCAAATCGCCACTTGCCGAGGTCCAACCCGCCGTAATGCTTCGTCCGTTTGATGAACGCCATCAACGCCGGCCCTTCCAAATCCACGCCGTGCGTGTCGAGCGAAAAGTCATAGACCGCGCCGTAGGGTCGAACGAACAGCCCATGCTCTCGAGCGGCGAGCTGCGACGGGTTGTTCCGGAGTTCAGAGCGGAGGGCTTGGAGGGCTTCGACGCTGATGGACGGGTTGTCCGCGACGCCCGCGTGACTGAACCAATGCTCACTGAGCGGAATAACACCCTGCTGGACCGGCTCGTAGAACCGGCCATGCACATACGTCATGCCCAAGATCGGTGTCATGGTCGAGAGCGTCGTCCCACCGTACCGTAGGAGACGCGGCTGCATCTCGTCCCACACCGGTTCCGGGTGCTCCTCGTCGAGCCACACTTTGTTCACCCGAGCCGACTGGTACATCTCGGCCCCTTGCTCGGCCGCCTTCCCGGTGATCCGCGACAGGGTCCCGTTGTCAGCCCGGAGGACGATGTCGCGCCGGCCACCCTGCTGATGCGGTCGTGGCGCGGACTGAATCCGGTCACGCGGAATCCACGTCAGGAGTTCCGGCAGGAGAATCTTCTCCCACAGTTCCCACGTCAACGCCGACGCCCAGCCCGTGAACGGCGGCATCGGCTGAAGCCCGGCGAGTTGGAGCGGGTGGCGACCCAAGGCCGACAACACCATATCCACCGCGCCGAGCGTCGTCTTCCCGCTTTGGTTGCCCCAGTAGAGATGCCGGTGTTTCGCCCCGTTGCGTAACGCTTCTTGCTGCTTTGGGTGGAGTGTGCCGGGGAGTTCAGGGCCGATATGTGACAGGTCGTAAAGCCAGAGGCGTTCCCGGAATGCGGGGTCCATCAGCCTGGCGACCGGGTCCACTTGGGCAGACCGCGGTCCGCGCCGGCGCCGAATCTCGGCCTCGTATAATAGGAGGGCGTCCTCGGCGGTCGCCCACGCGGATTCCGCCACTTACCCTGCCACCATCACGCTAAACCTCACGCCAACCTCACGCCAACCTCACGCCAACCTCACGCCAACCTCAGGCGCTTCAAGGTCTCGTCCCGCCGCGTGGTGAGTTCCTCGTCAGAGAGTTTCGCCGGATCGGTCACGATGACGCGGTCCGGGAACATCCCCAAATGCTTGCCAATGAGGTTGATCGCGCCGTTGGACGCGGAGTAGTCCTCAGCGGCGTGCGCGTCAAGCGCGTTCCGCTCAAGCCGCTCCAAGACCCACCGTTGGCTCAAGTTCGACTGTTCGGCGGCGGCAGCCTGCTTTCTAGCCACGGCCGTGGCAATGTCAACATGCGTCAACAGCCGCGACCCGATCTGCTTCGCGGTTTTGGGGCTATACCCAGCGCGGATCGCCGATTGCGTGGCGTTCAGGTCAATCGCGTACTCATCGACGAATCGCTGCTGGCGAGCGTTGAGGCGAGCGTTGAGCATTCCGAAGGCCTCTGAGCATCACAACTGGCTCAGGATTGGAGAGTGTGGCAGAATGCTACAGCAGGACCACCGCGGAATGCAATGGTTCCTGCAATGGTTCCTGCAAGGGTTCAGGCAAGTGGGGGAGTAGCCATATTCAGCGCGGGGTGGATGGTTTCACACGGCACCATCTTGCGCGGGGTGGATGAGGCGTGTTAGGCTAGGTCCATGAAAAAAGGACCCAAGAGGGGCAGTTCCAGTGGCACCAGGAGTGGCACGAAGAGTGGCAAGAAGAACATCCACGCGCAGGCGCTGGGACGGCTGGGCGCGTCCAAGGGGGGGACGGAACGGATGCGCCGGCTGAGCGCGTCGGAGCGGAGCGAGTTAGCCCGTCGAGCAGGGCGGGCGAACGGACGGAAATGGGCAGCCAAACGAGCGGAACGAGCGGAACGAGCGGAACGAGCGGAACGACGGGAACAAGGGAATGTTGGAGGCGGTAGTGGGCCAGTTTGAATGAGCACTTTTCGGGGTGATCGGGACCAGCTAAAGCGCAAACGCATGACCCACCGCCATCGTCGTTTAGCGGTAGGTTCGTGCCAATGCCGCGCAGCCTGCATCCGATCATTGAATCTCGGGGCGGTCGAATCGGATTGGCTGCGCTCTGGCTGGGAATCATGACCGCCGCGCTGTTCCCCATTCTGCAGGACATTCCCATTGGC